GATCGTCCACAAAGAGTTCCAGATGAATATTCGCCAGTTGGCAACAACTCGTCGGATGGGGACTCCTTTGGATGTTACGCAGGGTGAACTCTGTGGTCGGCTCGTCGCGGAAACGCTGGAATCGATGTTGTTCCTCGGCTCCACCGTCGTCGGTTCGAACCTTCCGATCTACGGTTACACGACACATCCGTATCGTGCGACCGGTAGCGTTACAGCCTCGTGGACCTCAGCAACTGGTCCACAGATCGTCGGCGACGTTCTCTCCATGATCCAGGATGCTAAGAACAACAACATGTACGGTCCGTACTGCATGTACGTTCCGTCGGCTGTGTTCACGCATATGGGTAACGACTACGTTACCACTGCTGCGCTGGCGCGATCGATCATGGAGCGCGTGCTTGCGATCCCAGGTATCCTTTCGATCAAGGAGTCGAAGGACCTGACGAACTCGAACGTCCTGTTGATCCAGATGACCAACGACGTTGTTGACGAAGTCACCGGTATGGAGCCCACCACGGTTCAGTGGGATTCGCCCGGCGGCATGATCGTCAACTTCAAGGTCATGGCGATCATGATCCCCCGGCTGAAGGCGGACTACGTCAATCAGTCCGGCATCGTTCACTTCTCGTAACTGTCCTCGGACAAGCCCAGTTACGCGAACCGGGAGGAGACTTACCCCGTCTCCTCCCAACCATTACCACCACCTACTATCCACTCAAAGACTTGGGAGAGTCTCATGCCACTCAATAAGTACCGTGTGAATTTCGGCACACATTCAGTTCCGAATCCGAACAAGAAAGATGCCACCGATGATGCACACGTTCGTGCGAAGGCTGGTGACGTTATCGTGCTCGATTCCGAACGTGCGGTTCAATTCACGAAGAAGCTTCTCGGCGCTGATCCGAAGTTGACGCTCATTGGCCCTGCGAGCGTCTCCGACGGCCAGGAAGTCATCCAGTCACCTCCTCCAACGCCGACCCCTGAGGTGCAAACTCAAACACAAGAACCCAACCCATCGCAAGCAGCTCAACCTCCAGCCCCCGCACTTAGTCTTTCGACACCACCGAAGCCGTCGGCTCCGACCAATCCTCCTTCGTCGCCGGTGTTGAAAGCTGCTCCAGGATCGGTTGCTGCGAATACGCAACCAACGTCGCCGCCCACTTGAGGTGATGAATGACTATCAGAGACGCCGACGTTAAGGCTCTAATTGATACGAAGCGGGATTGTACGCCTTTTATCAATGCAGCTAACGTTGTCGTCTCTGAAGTTCTCACCGGAGCTGGGCTATCGAATGCACGGCTCGATCTTATCACCTCTTACTTAGCTGCCCACTTTTGTTCCATCACAGAAGAAAGCGGTGGCCTAGTATCGGTTGCTATCGACGGTGTGAAGGAACAATATACGCCCATCGCGTCCTATCGAGATGCTCTGAAGGGCTTTCAAATTACACGTTACGGCCAACAAGCACTTACGCTTGATACAAGTGGTAAGCTTGGTAGTATGTCGGCCAACTACGGAATTCAGGCGCAATTCAAGTTACTCGCACAAAGGCGTGATCGTTCTTGGACTGGTGACGAGTCCGCAGTGTGAGTATAGTACGCAATGAACATTTCCAGGTGGTACAAACAGGAGATTACATATTGGGCTCCGATTGCTGGTGACGATGGCTATGGGACACAAGCATTAGCTAATCCGTGTGTCTTCCTTGGTCGCTGGCATCAGAAGCAGCAGACAATATTGAGCGGTAAGGGCGAAGAGATTGTGAGTCGTGCAACTATCTACTTTCCCGACCATATCGATATCGAGCTTGATGGGTGGTTGTATCTAGGTAAGGTTCTACAACCAGTAGCAACGCAGAACCCGTCAAACATATTCGAAGCCTACATCGTTCGTCAGGTTAGTGAGGTACCTGATCTAAGAAACCTTAAGTCCTTGAAGTTCGCGGTGATTTAACGTATGCCCATCTATAGCCACATCAACGTCGGGAAGATAAGGAGCAGTTCCAAAACTGCCTATCCTTCCGAAGCTGGCTATGTACAGCAGATCCGCGAACAGATGAGAGAACTCGAACTCATCCTGAACAAGGCCTTCAACCAGATCGAAGAAGCAGCAGCACCAATTATTATGGATGCACTCCAACCAACGAAGGAGCTAGCCGAATACTATTGCCCAAAGAAAACGGGCGATCTCGTTAATAGCTCGTACCTAGAGGTTACATCCTTTAGAGGGCGCCCGAGAGTAGAACTAGGCTTCGCTAAGGGTGGTAGCCCTTCATATGGTGTGTACGTTCACGAGATGGTGGAATATCATCACTCTCCACCAACCCGTTCGAAGTTTCTCCAGTCGGCTGTGTATGAGGATCTCGATAACGTAATGAATCGGATCCAAACTGCATATAAAGGCTTCATGGCATAATGGCACTCCTACCTGACCATCTTATGCTGCTATTAACCGAAGCCGGCGTCGGAGCTCTCGGTGCTGCAGAAGGTTGGCGTGTAGGTGCTGGTCGTATGCTTGATCAGCCTGATACCCAAATTACTTTGTACGACTCACCTGGACAGACACCCAACCCTCTCTGGTTGTTAGATTACCCATTCATGCAGGTAATGGTTCGTGGTGCGCAAGATGGGTACCAAGCAGCACGACAGAAAGCGCAAGACTGTTACGATGTCCTATTAGGATGTCAGCCACGTATCATGTCGAACAGAGACCGAATTGATGCCATCACTGTGGTTGGGACACCATCCTTTATCGGTAATGATGCGAAGAATCGTCCGATGATCTCCGCCAATTATAGGGTGATCTTCGAGCCTGCTCCGTCCACTCTCACTAACCGCCTACCATTGTGAGGTAATACCATGTCTACGAAGAAGTTTCAGATCACTCCTGACAGCGGATCGACCTGGTATACCTTCCCAGGCGATACCGCCGATCTATCGAACACCGCAACCGATATCAAGGACACTGTCTTTGGTCAGGATCTTGAATCCGGCCAGACAGGTACGATCGCTTGGTCGATGAGCGCAAACGGCTTCTACAAAGGATTCGCCGGTTACGTCGCCGTGATCAAGAAGAGTGGGACTTCCACCCTGATGACGGCTGAAGCCTGTTCGATGATCTCGTCTAAGGTGTATCAGATCACCGCGAATGCTCACCAGGTGATCGATCGTACTCAGACGCTCCACGTCTTCGATAACGCAGTCGATCAGACGGCGAACGTTCAATCCATCGACTACCTCTTCGGCATTATTACGTTCAAGAGCGCGTATTCCGTTACGGGCCCTGTCACGGTCACCGCCAACTATCTACCGATGGCTCAGATCGCAAAGGGTCAATCGTTCTCCCTTACGCAAACGGCGACTGCGATCGATACGAGCGATTTCCCAACACTCCATGCCAATCAAGGCTTCAAGACGGCATCTCCAGGATTGCGTTCCGTCTCCCTCGATCTCGGTGGTGTGTATGGAGTCTCCAACGCATGGCTCACGGCATTACAATCTCGTTCGGAGGTCATGGTTGAACTCAACCCTGACGGATCCGAACTCGCAGTCGCACGTGGTATCTTCAAACCACTCAGCCAGGCGCAAGCTGGTAAGGTCGGTGAGTTGGAAACGGAGAACGTCAAGATGACGTTGTCCGTTCCGGATCCCGCCAATTATCCGTTGATCGTATCGCCATTCACCTGGAAGTTCCTCGCTGGGACGACCCTCTCGACCGCGATCCAAACGGCGATCAACGCATGGCAAAGCGATCAGCTCGGCCAGTTCCAATACCTCTATGACGGCGTCAACGGTCGTGGAGGTTCGGGCGTCATCTCGGATATCTCCCTCAAGGGCGGCCTGGATGTCATGAACGAATTCAGCATTAAGATCACTGGCTCCGGTGGTCTTACAGCTGTCGGCACCGGTTAATCACCATTGTAGTGGTGTCAGTCAAGTAGTCACCTCACTTGGCCGGACACTACTACAGCTACTAATTCCCGTCCGCCAAGCGCGAATTATCACCCTTCCTGGCAGCCACACTTCGGACAAAGAACTGGGAGGTTCACTATGTCCACTACAAGAGACGAACTCCGTGCCAAGCTTCTTGCCTCTCGTGCCCCCACGAGTAAGGCGGTTACCTTCTTCGGCGAGAAGATCGAGATCCGGCAACCAACACTCGGCGCCATTCTTGCTGCCCGAGAACAGGACGATCGTGAGTCTGCGATCATCAATACGCTCATCATGTACGCTTACGTTCCCGGTACCGATGAGCTCGTCTTCGAAGATGCCGATATTGACGCTCTGAAGGGCATGCCCTTCGGTGGTGACTTTGTCGCCGTCTCGAAGGCTCTGGAGGATCTTACCACCATAAATTTTCTCGATCAGAGCAAGCCCTCCGACAAAACCCCCTCCGATGGTGGTGTCACCGAATCGCCGCCGAGCTCGGATGGAGCACCCGCGTCGTAGAACAGCTCCCCCGGAACGAGTTCGAAGACTGGGTAGCTTACTTCCAGATCATTGACAAAGCACAGGCGGGTTGAATCTTAAGATGACCGTTAACATTGGCGACATTGTTTTTGGTCTTGGTGCAGATTCAACCCGTCTGCGTGCTGCTCTGTCTGACATTACCAACTTCGGTAATGCGGTCGAGAATGCTGCTCAAGCAGCGCAAGCTGCTGGAACTGAGATGGATAAGATGTGGCTTCGCCAAGAAGCTGCAATCGTTAAAGCTACTAACCAGATGCAGAACTTTAATGCGAGGCTCCGTCAAACCGGAGCCCCTGCGTCTTTGATCAACCAGAGTACGAGCGCATTCGAAAAGCTCACCCAAGAGATGACTGGAGGTAAACTATCGGCGCTTGAATACCAACGGGCGATGCAAGAGTTCAATGCCTCTTTATCTCGTGGTCAGAGAGGCTTCAACGAGTGGAAGCAGAGTACTGCTCTCGCTGCCAAAGAAGGTGGTACCTTCACGACGGTGATGAAGGACATTGCCAAAGCGGCTAGCTTAACAACTGGTCCGCTATCTGGTGTTGCATTCCGTTTGACTGTCATGTCGGAGCTCCTTGGGAAAGGAGCCTTAAACAATGCACTATTCATTGCTGGCATTGCTGGCCTTGGATACGGACTCGCTAAGCTTAGTGAGCATGCTATTGGTACGGAGATGCGCTTGGTCGCTATCCGTAACCAGTTGTATGCGCTGTCCGGTTCGCTAGCTGTCGCTCGGGCCGATATGAATTTTGTGATGGATACCGCTGACAAGTTTGGTATCAAGTTCGATGAGGTTGCGCACGGCTTTACGAAGATGGAGCTCGCTGCTAGGGGCTCTAAGATTGCCGGTCAAGGTGTTCGTGATATGTTCACCAACATCATTGCAGTTGCTGGTAACTTGTCCCTATCCCAGGAAAACCTTACAGCCATCCTAAACACTGTAGAGCGGTCCCTTACTAAGGGCGTTGTGCAGTGGAGGGATCTGAGGGGCGAGCTTAGCCGCCAGATCCCTAACGCAATGATCCTTGCATCTGAAGCTATGATGAAGACTGAACCCGCTATGGATCACATGATCAAGCGTGGTGAGATCATGGCAGACGTAATGCTGCCAAAGCTCTTCCAAGCATGGGTTAAGGCATTCGGTATTGACACTTCGAAGGGCGTTGACAATCTAGTTGCATCGCATAACAGGTTGTACAATGCTACATTACGGTTCAATAATGTTATGGATCAAACATTTGGGTTCTCGGCTTCTTGGAAGCGCAGCCTAGATCTCCTCACGGCATCTCTGGACTATATGTCCCATCACATGGACACGATTGCAAAGGTCGCTATCGTTGCTGCCGGAGGTCTTGCTGGGTTAGCCGCCTCGTACATCATTACAGGTTTAGGAGCAGTAGCTCTAGCGATCGGTAGGATCACTACTGCCCTTGCGACTATGAACCTTCTATCTGCTAAGTCACCTATAACTCTCTTAGTCAAGCTTGCTGCCGCGGCTGCGGGTGCTTATATTGGGTTTGCAGAGTTCGATAAGATCCTTGGTAAGGTAGGAGCTAACCTTATTGGTGGGTCGGTCGATGTTGATCAGTACATTAAAGCTTGGGATTCGCTGAAGGCTGGTGTCTCATCGACGACTAAGGTAATGATCGCTGACGAACAGAAAGCTTTTGCAACCCAGAAGGCTATGCTCGAGGGAGCTGTCCAGGATCTTGAGAAGGCTCAGAAAGAACACGACGACCTAGTCTCAGGAGCTTCCAAAGGTAAAGAGCCGACCTTCCTTGGTGGCTTACTCGGTAAGAACAAAGATGTTAGCGCGCAGGTTCAAGAATCTGCTGAAGCCATCGAGAAGGCTAAGGCTAAGGTTAGGGATTACGCTACAGCCGTCCAACAAGCAAGCCAATCCCTTAGCGCCCTAACTAGGGTGTTATCTGAACAGCAAAAGGCGGAAAGCAATCAATCAGGGCGTGAGTCTCCCGAATCTACTGCTGAACAGCGTATGCGTTTGGCGATGGAACAGATTAAGCGGTTAACGAAAGAATCGAACGAGCAGTGGGAGGCTATGAAGAAGGGTCCCGCTGAGTTCGAATCGTACATGGAAAAGCTGGACATCGAGAAGAAGGTTGCAGCCGAAAGCAAAGCCCTAGAGCAAGCTGGCTTCTCTCGTGACGAACCTGACCAGTGGGCTAAGAGGACTGAAGCTCTAACAGCCTATACACAGGCTCTAACACATTTGAAGGACCAGCAAAAGTTCAATAAGGACTATGTTCAAAGCTGGCAGTTACTGGACGATACATTCCAGGATCTTGGTAAGACTGGTGTGAATGAGTTCGTCAAAGCTGTCAACCGAGGAACTCTATCCTTACAGACACTACAGTCCGTCGCGTATTCGGTTGTTACCAACCTAGAACAGAAGTTCCTTGAGCTCGCTGTTGTTAATCCCATCATTAACGCCTTGTTCGGTGGTGGTACTCAAGGTAAGCAACTACCGACCTTCACTATTGGTGGTGGTGGTATGGGTGGTCTTCTAGGTAACCTATTCGGTGGTGGGGGTGCTGCGTCTGCGGCGGCTGCTACTGGCGGACCAGGAGCTGCGGCGGCTGCAGTAAGTGAAATGCATAGCGGATCAGGAGCCCCTAGGTATCGGTTTACCAACCCAGCAATCTTTGATGGAGCGCCACGCTTCCATAGCGGGTTAGGCGCTGATGAGTTTCCTGCCATCCTACAAAAAGGGGAATCTGTTACTCCTAAGGGTGGTAGCACGGGGGATGTTCATCAATACCATATCGAAGCTCATATGCACTACGAATCGACACCACCCGATCAGAACACGCAGAAGATGCAACAAGCCGCAATGCATAAGATGCTCTCTGGTATGATTGATGATCGTATCGGTAGAGCTATGGCACCAGGAGGATTCATCTCTAGGGCAGGAGCCTCCAGATGACGATCCCTACCTTCACACCGTTCAAGAATCCTATCATCGGGAAGAAGTCTGGCATTAAGTTCCGCGTCCTTAATGCAGGCTTCGGTGATGGATATTCTCAAGTCACACCGGATGGGCTTAACACTAAGACGATTGCTACCCAAAGTGTTATCTGGAACAGCCTTACCGTATCGCAGAGGCAATCCATCACAAACCAGTTTGATACGTTCAATGGCACCACATTTGCATACCAGATGCCAGGGTTCACAGAGACGTTGTTTTGGCGTGTAGCGTCATACGACGTTGATGACTCTGATGGGTTCTATGAGGCGATTTCCGCAGACTTTATGAGGGTGTTTGATCTGTCATGACCGTAGCACAGCCATATCTCGCGAACGCGCTCTGTAACCACATCTTTCGTGGATCAGCATATTCAATGCCGACTACTCTCGGCCTTGCACTCTTTACTGGATCAGTTGAGTGTACTGGAGCTGGATATGCTCGAGTCAATGTTATCGGTTCGGGTAACTGGACGAACCCAGTCAACGGGAACGTCCTGAACGTCTCCATTATTGCGTTTGCAGCCGCAACTGGTCCGTGGGGAATTATCGACCACTATGGATTGTACGATGCGCTGACATCAGGTAACCTCCTCATATATGACCTACTTCAGACGTCGAGACAGGTCAATCAAGGTGACACCTTCGAGTTCCCAGCGAGCCAGTTGGAAGTAGCAATCGGGTAGGACTTAGTGGCGACACTACAGGGTATAGCAGCTTCGTTCATATTCGTTACGACACCCAAGGCGGGTAACGTAGCGAAGATAGCGGGCGGTGCTAGCTCTAACATCCAGTTCCTAACCAACGCTACAGCCAAGGCCGCACAGACACTTACATCTGTCCAGCAGGCCTTTTCTGTCGGACCCTTAATCACCCTGTTCGAGATTGATGCTACCACCCTAGGTGGTAGTGTCTACCGTTTCACGTCTATGACTGATAACTCTCAAGTCGTTACGTGGAGAGGTAATGAATACCCGCCAATTGCTTGCGAGAGCGAAGGTTGGGAAATCAATGGTACTGGACAGTTACCACAACCTAAGTTGAGGGTAAGCAACGTCGGCGGATTCATGGGATCTCTAGTCATCGAACTAGCCGATCTTGTAGGAGCTCAAGTCACTCGATACCGAACGTTCGCCCAGTTCCTCGATGATGGCTCCTCAGCGGATCCGAGCGTCTTCTTCACGCCTGATATCTAT